ATCAACCACACTTGGGCCCTTACCTGAGTGTTACACCAGGTTTGGACCCAAGTGTGGTTGATTTTAGAGAGAGTAGTGTAGATCTTGGAGAACCGGATGGGTTTTACCCACCCCGCCGTCGTGGCGAATCCGGTCTCCTCACAGTAAGTAACCTTCGGAAGAAGTACACCTGAAGAGGTGTGATTCCCCGTTGTGAAGCTCGCTGTGTGTGTTTGTAGAATATTGTACAGAAATAAATAGAGTCGAGGGATGGCCTAATCGTTGGCCACATCGACAGTTGTTGTAGGTAGGTGATAGGTCTCGTAGAACTTAATTTTGTCAAGTTCTGGCCCGCGGAAACGGATCGGTGCGAAGTAAGTCTTTCGACTAGGCTTCCCTTTCCGGTATGCTGCACGCCAGATTCGACGGTTCCACTTGACCGCTGCGTTTAGGTTTGATGGTGTCTCTTTGTCTGATGCTGTTACGAGGACCCCCCGATCGTCCACGTAGGTCCGAGCTGTGGGGAAGATGTCGCGTAAGTTCACGGTGCTGTCGAAGATCAGGGAGACCTGTTCTTCAAAGACGGCATTTGTGTACTTCTCGACTCCCACATCAGACTCGTCCTGTGTGTAGAAAGGGGTGGGCAGATTCTTCTGCGCTTTTATCCTCATCGTCCAGAGTGCCGATCCGACAGAAATGTCCTTAGGTAACTCGACCCCCGGAGCGGCCGACCCGTTGCGACGTTTCTGAGCGAAAGCTCGAATGAAACCATTCGCAATGCGGAGGTCAGCATCCGAGGGCTCCATGACTCCGGTGAGTCCCAATCCACCTAACCAGGTGGGGAGGTACCACGGAAGTCTGAGCCCCTCGAGGGATTGACGATTGTGTTTGACAAAGAGATTATGTATGTTTTGTTTCAAGTTGTCTGGTGTGTGCTTGATTAGCTCTTGGTATCTGGCACTGGGTGAGATCTGTAGACCGGTCGTTTCAGCTAGCCCCCCATCCCCACTTCGTCCAAGGTTCCGAACCAATCCCCAGTTGAGAAACTGAGATTGGTACAGGAGCCCATTGACGACTTGGAAGTTGCGGGAGTTCATCTGAACGAACTGGTCCGACAGAAAAGTCTTTCCAATGCTTTCCTCCATTCCAAAAAACTTTGCGACCTGTTGCCAGGCGTGGTAGACCTTCGGTTTTCCGCGCCAAGTGACATCGTCACCATTGATTGCGGCACTCATTTCGTCCAGCCACGTGGGAACCCCCGTGGCAAGTTCGAATGAGACGCGCATGATAGTGGCGTTCAGTAAGCAGAGTATTGGAAAGGAGACGATTGAGCCCATGAGCTGCCCCCTGCGCTGAGGGAGGAATGTACCCGGATTTTGAGGGTCTTCAATTTCGTGACGGGTGAGATGATCTAGAAAGATCTCTCGCTCGACCGAGTTGAGTCCCATCACTTCCGAGACAGCCTCCCCCAAGGCGTGGGAAAACATTGCACGCACCTTGTTCGTTGCTTGAGAGTAGTCGCCAGATCCGTACAGCTCGCCCTCCAAGAGGTCGCCGAGCTGCAGTTGTAAGTACTTAGCACTGATAGGCTCTCCAATGAGCCGGAAGAGAGGGTGCTTCCGCAGCCGTGAATGCATCCATCGCTGGATGTTCTTCAGAACTGTGGAACGCGCAGCCCCGGACTTTGAGATCACCCTCACCTTGAGGGCCTCGAGCAGACCTACGAGTTTTACCTCGTTTGGTTCTGCCTTGGCCTTCTCGAGAAGGCGGTCCAGTAAAGTCTCGAAGCGTTTGCGTAGCACCTTCCTCTTCTTGAGGGAAATGTCGACGTCGAAGTTCGGATCCAGGGTCACCCCCGGTTCGTAATCTTCCACGATCTTCTGCCCGTCTCCGGAGGAAACCAAGAAGGCCACTAGGTCTTCAGTTCCTCCGATGGAGCGGAGCCCCTCCAATAGTGCCTCGTCGTTAAGGATCTCGCCAAGTGGACCACCACCGGATCGGCTGGTGTGGTATGCGGCTGAAGTTGACGGCATGAACATGCGAAGCTTCTCCTTGAGTGCGAACCCTTCTTGGTCATGAAAAACCTCGAAGACTGTTCGCCGGAGTTGTCCGACCATGTCGTGCGTCGTCAGTCGCTCCCACCTCCAGACTGGGAGAGGAGTGAGGGGATCGACAGTTGTCTTTTCCTCTTTCTCCTCGTCCCACTCCGATTTCTGGGGACCCTCCATGCCCCATGCGTCCACTTTGGACCAGGGTGAACGGAGCTTCTCCTTCCGGTAGACGTCCCACCACTCGTCGTAGTCTAGCACCGCACTCCAACGGCTGTCCGTTGGGGTGAACTTGAACTCTTCTGTATGTTTGAGTGATTCATCGACTGTTGTCAAGAGTTTGAATGTCTTGATGACCTTCTCGTCCTTGGCTTCTTTGCTCATTCTCTTGCATCCTCCCGCCCAACCGTTCTGAACGGTCTGAACCCAGAAGTTGAACTTCTCGGGCTCATTGAGCCGGAGTAGGTGCAAGAAACGACCAAAGCGCCCAGGAAGAAGGACGTCCGGACGATCCTCCTCAGGAAACGGTTTCTCCACAGGTGGCTGTCGTGCCACAGATGCGAAGTATGCGTCTCGCTTGTACTTGATGGTCTTGTTCCATGGTAAGGAATAAGTCTCCCATCTTGTCGCGAGGGCACTCAGTGCTGCTAAGTCCGTTTTGGACCGCTTGTAGCCGACGAGACACAACGTCTCGTACAGCATGCTGATTGCGTCTCCGATTGGCCCCGTGGACCTGAGTTTCTCGATGATATCCTCTTTCCTTCCTTCCTTTTCTTTTCCCTTCTTTCCCTCCTTCTTCCCTCCTCTTCTTTTTTGTTTGTTTTTGTTCTTTTTTCCTTTTCC